ATCTCATAAGGTAGCGATAGAATCTGGGTGCCAGCCATGTCTTCGTCTTCCACTTTGCCACCGGGCAAGGGATAGACTGAAAGGCTCTCGTCTTCTGAAAGATAATCAAGTTTGCATTTCAACGGCAGTCCAAGCGTATTGATGAAGCTTGCGAGAACTTCTGAAAAATCGTTGTCGTTCATTAATTAACCCCCATGGCACGAAGTGCGACCTTGCCCCAGTTCTTACCATGCTTAGGAATAGCTTTCTTATCCCACCGCTTGCCAGTTCCGGGTGTAGTGTATTTGCTGAAAGTGAAGCTCCTATTTTTGTTATAACTAGACCCATAGAATTGAGCTCTTGCATAAGGTCCCGGATATCTAACACCATCGCTAAAAGCTGAACCGCTAGCGCTCAAAGTTCCATCTCTACGAGGGATGAACTGTTCCATGTCATCTATCATTTGGCTAATCATGGCAACTTTCCCACGTTTGACCGCTTCGGGACTGCATTTCTTTTCAAGCCCTTGCAAGTCAACCTTAACGGTTACATTAGCACCCATCAGATCACCTCGATTTCATAACAAAACACTTTATTTTGCCTTGGATAGTAGACTGGAATAATGGAACGAATCTTATAATCACGTTTACCGTCGTTAATCAAGCCGTTTTCAAAGCTTTCATCAAGCACCACTGAGCAATATTTCGGATAGACGAACAAAACACTGGGTTTTGATTCGCTACGGTTGTTAGTTGACCCGCTAACATTGAACTGTCTATCAAATCTAACGGGTTTTAGGGTTGTGGGCTCATCATACGTTACTTTACCCCAGACATCCGTTTCTCCCGTTAATTTCTTGATAGTGACAGTATCAACTAACATGCGTTTATCTATCATAGCCCACCGCCTTACAGCCAAATCCAGCTAGTGTCAGCCAGTTTAGAGCGTCAAGGGATAGATTGTATCTCTGACCACCGTTGGACGATTTAGAGCCGTTCTGATAGCTTACATGAGTACGTCCGACAGTCATGCTTGCCAACGATGTCTTATCCTCTGCAGTCATAATGCCGCTTGAATCGAGATAAGCGATTTGATAAGCTACCGCCTTTTTGACCGCTTGCCTTCGTGGCTCGAAGTCTGTTTCAAAATCGGTGAAATCGTAGAAGTTTTTGATATATAAATCAACAATGAGCTTAGCTCTAGCCGCTAGTGTTTCAAAGTCTTCTACGTCTTCAAAACCAAGTTTTAAAAATTCTGTTTCGGTTAAATAGGTCATTTAACCACCTCCTTCTGTTATTTTAGGAGGTCTAAGAGTTCCGCTTTGGTAAGTGCTGAAATACCAGTCAAGCCTCGTTGTTGTGCAATGATTCGCAAGTCAGAAACGGTCTTGTCTTCTAGTGTTTCAGTCACTTCCACTACTGTTTCAGTAGCGGAAGTAGGTTCATTGTCGCTCAAATGTCGACGCATTAGCATACCCATTAAGCACCTCCGAACTTAACCACCTTAGAGTCGTCGTACAGGTAGACACCGTAATATTCATCGCCAGAATAAACAGTGGTTTTCTTCAAAATGTCACGGTCATTTTCAATCATGACATCACGTTTCAAATTGATCACGAATGCTCCATATTTGGCATCGTCGTCTGTGTCTGTTTGAAGTGAAGACACTTTAACGAGGAAGCCTTTACCTTCTTCAACTTTCTTAGTGCGGACGATTTGCACGCCAGCCACTTCACCGAATGTGCCAGAAACGACAACGTCAGCACCAACTTCTGAACCCTTCAACCAGTTTTGACCAGCGTCTGCACGCAATTTGATAGCATCTTTTGGATTGATAAGCGCTACATAACGAGCGTCTTCTTCGTCTGCAAAGATTTCCAAGGCTTTGTCAATATTTGCTACTGAAACAGGAGCTTCAGTGATGTTTTGTGTCGCTGTTTTAGCAACTTCAACGATATCGTTATCGACTTTGTTAGCGATAGCCAAAGCAATCTGATTAGTAGCTTCACCATAGACATTACCATGCCCGACCAAAGCGGCTTTATCAGTGATTTCAATAGCTTTACCGGCTTGCTTGATTTTCATTTTTGTTTCTTTAGTGCCAAGTTGGTCGATTGGAATTGATTGCCCTTCAGTGATTTCAGTGGCATCACCAGAATACGTCCATTGTGGCACTGTAAGCTCATCCCCCGGACGGCCTACAAGAGTTGTTTCTACCACTGCGAGTGGTGTGAATTTGATTAGTTTAGGCAATTTAGCTGATACCATGTCAGCCATAACCTGTGGATTGATGACTTGTGCAGTCGTTGTTGTTCCAAGAACCATAGATTATTCATCCTTTCAGTTGTTGATATAGCTCTGGGTCTTTATCAAAAAGCTCTTGACGCTCATTGATTCCCATGCGTTTAAAATCTTCTTTAGTGAGACCATTCTGACTAGCAGTTGGGTTTCCCCCAGCGAAGATTTTAGGCTGTGCTGCTTGTTCTTCTTGTTTGAAAAGATATGGACTTGTTTCTTTCAACCCTTTAATGACCTTATCTAGTTTAGGTTTACCAGCTTCATCAAGTTCGATTTCGTCAAAATTGATGAATTTAGCAAGGTCATCCGAATTGTGAGCGTCCACGTCTTTCAAAGCCAGACGAATAGCGTTTGATTTGGTAACTTGAGCAAGATTAGCTTCATTCTCAGTCTTGTAAGTGTCAAATTTAGCTTGTAAGTCCGTCAATTGTTGTTTGAGTTCCTCACTAGCTCCCTCTTTAGCCTGCAAGTCGTTGAGTGCCTGGCTTTGTTGCTCAAGTTGTTGTTTAAGGCTGTCGTTTTCAGCTTGCAGCTCAGACTTAGCTTGTGATTTAGCGTTCTCAATACCTGCCCCGTACGCTTGCATGATATTGTCAATCACACTCTTGTCTGTAATACCAGCTTCAACTAACATGTCACGTTTCAAACTCATGTTTAAAACTCCTTTGTTTTACGTCCAAGGGACTGAATTTGCCTAGTTTTACGACATCCGACAGGTCAAAAGAAAAACCGTGTCGAATTGATACGGTTTGTTTTTTATTTTGGTCGCCCTCGCCCGTCTAATTTACGGATTTCAAATCCGATTATTCCGTAGCTTTCAAAATTGGTGTTTACGCAGCTTTATCTCTGCTTCAGCTTCTCTCAAAGGGTCGCTGTAATATCGCTCTCTTGAGTAATCACGATGCAAGAATGGATGTTGTGCTAAATAAGACCTCATTGCTGCTTGTCTAGCCTTGACTTGTCCCTTGTACTTGCTTATTAGCTCGTCATCCTCTAGTTTGTTAGCAACGTGTAGAAGCTCCTTAGATTGTCTGATAGAGCGCTCTATAGCTCTCTGTTTAGACTGGCTATTAGCGTTCTTGATTGCTTCCTCTGGTGTCAGATTGGCTAGGTGGTCGGGTAGGTCTGGCTTGTAGTTAATACCTACCACGTAAGGCGTTAGCGTATGATGGCAATTAATATCAAGACAACCACCAGCGCTACCGTATCCGTAGTCTAACAGCGAGTAAATCTTCTCGCCTTCTTCAACTCTAGTCTCGCCAAACGTTACGATTTGATGCTGAATCGGTGCGCACATCTCACGAGCTGCTGGCTTCATCGAGTAATAGAATGTATCGATGCCTAATTCTTTAGCTGGTGCCATTCTAGCTTCACGATAGACACGCCATGATGTCGAATTAATAACTGTTCTTGCGTATGTGTCAGCTCTCCACTGCTTGCCTTGTTTGTCAGTAAAACCATAGAAACCTTTATCAGCCCATTTGATAACAGTGGTTGATATAGCTTTCTGAGGAGTCTCTAAACCAGTAACAACTTTTGCGACAGTCTCCTCAATAATTCCTTGATAGACCTTTCTAACGCTCTTAGGTAGCGTCGTATTAATCAGATTGTCAAGGTCTCCCATCGTCTGATTAGCGTAGTTTGCTAGATTAGTCTGAATAAGATTGTTCGTGATGAAGTTACCATTACTGCCCAAGGCTTCTAGTAGCTGGCTCTTGGTGTCCTTGTATACCTTATAGCCCTCATTCTCGATGACGTATCTTAATTGTTCTTCAGCAACACCAGAATACTCAGCGATAAGCTTGACATTAGCATTGTTGAGCAAACCCATCTCACTCATTTTTTCGAGTTGCCAAAGATATGGATTATCTTCAAGACTTGCTGTCCCACGCTCTCTCACTCGGTCAATTACTTGGTCGAATAAGTCCACCGTTAATTGATGATAGATGTCTGCTACTCTACTAGCGTCAAGCGTTAGTTGCTGGTCATTTAGTTTGATAGGTTTCTTTTTTGGCATAGCCTATCACTCCCCGTAAATCTCCCTTTCGTCGTCAGTTCTAAAACTATCAGTGCTTACCATAGTTTCGTCATTGATGGATTGATAAATCTCTTGAGCTTGTTCTTCTGTCACGTTGAGGGTCTTCTCAATAGCCATTGTTTTCGGTGCGAATCCAGCAGCTACCATTTTAGACCAGTAATCAAACTCAGCGTTACGGTCATTGAATACACCGTCGTCCAAATCCACGCTGATTTCATCCATGGTAGGAATTTCACCAGCGTAGAGATTATAGACTTTGGCAAGCTCAAGGATTGAAATGACAAGTTCTTTTAGTGACTGCTCTACTAGAGTAGCGATAGAATTACGCATTTGATATGTATCTGATTGCTCTGATACTACCTCGGTGGCTGTCTTCATGCTCTTACCGTCAAAGCTAAACATGCCAGCAGACACGCCTAATTGCATTTCAAAAATGCTTAGACCCTTGTTGATTGCTTTGATATAGTCGTCCGAGCGTATGTTAGTAGTAAGGTCAGTAATGCCAATACCCTTATCCATGTCACCGCTATCAAATTGCTCGTAGACATTGCGTCCGGTCTCAAATTCACGTTTAACAACGACCTTCTCACCACTTGAATCGTATTGTGTATTAATCATTTGAGTAGGAACTGCCACTCGACGTTGTCCCATTTTGACTTCCCACATAAACTCATCATACGTCGTATTGATGAAGTCCATTGTGGTCTTGGCATTATCGAAAATAGACAAACCTAGAGGACTGTTAATGTCCTTGTTGTTCATTCCCGGTGGCTTTAAGTACGTGAATAGTGGCCTTGTAAGACCGTTTAACGTTACAGTTTCCTCCAAGTCCTCATAGAGCGTCGATAGAGGTACACGTTGACCGATACGAGTCTTGGAATCAGATTCGTATAGCTCGTTTGAAATTGTATAGCCATCCTTATCCCACTCATGGAACTCAATCAAGCTATAATACAGGACTTTCTGGCCTTGCGTTTTAAGTGTTTTAGTCAAGATTGCAGCACTCGATACATCTTGCGTATTCGATTGAAGTGGCAAGAATACTGGTGCTTGCACGAATGACACTCTTACACGGTCATCGTCAACGTATGGACGCATTGCAAGACCGCCAAGAGCAAGACAGCTCTCTAGGTAGCGTTCAAAGTTCTTGCTAAATCTGTCAGTCTTAAGTGTCTCATTGATGAAAGTGTCAGCCGTTTCGTTATCGACTTGAATCTTAGCTTGCTCATTGAATACCAGACTTGCTACCTTCTTCGATGCCGTCCGTCCGATAGGCAAGTGGTTGAAATCACGTTTCAAATATGTCCCGTTACTGTCTCGATAGCTCACACGGTCAAAGCTACCTGCGAAATAGCGTAGATTGTCCATGATACGACTGTATTCTTCTGGTGAGATAGCGATTTTTGGGTGGTCGGTGATACTGTTTAGACTTTGATTAGTCATCACATAATTACTCCTTTTGAAAAAGTCCTTAATGGTCTGTATAATTCCCATTCTTTTTTTCTCCTATGCTTTAAGACCGAGGTCTCTGGCGTTGTCTAAAACGAAATATTTAAACTCATCAACGGTGTGGTCATCCTCTTTAATAACTTTTGGATCATCAGAATGTATCGTCTTTTCATCGTATCGATACATCTTATGTTCCTCGTAGAATATCTTGTTTGCTGGAATGTCTAAGTAATAGAAACGCCCCTCAGCTAACAGACTGATAACCATATCAATCATGGTTTGATTCTTCTTCTTAGCGACTGGATGCCAGCGTTCCCTATAGTCTTTGAAATACTGGTTACGAAGTGCACCCTCAGCACTATCGATGGTCATTTTAAGCTTAGGCACTCGGTACTGCTTCATAATCTTTTCAATGAAATCATGGATCATAACCGTCAATTCACTCGGCGCCTTCTTAATCACTTGACCGGCTGGACTGTAATAGAATGTATCTAACAAAATCACATTACCCTTTGCAGTAAGGCCATAAGCACCGCATGCAGTCGCTGACTGTTGGTGTCCGGTATCGAGTGCAAATGATATCCCGATAAGCCTATCATCCGTTGGTAAGCTGTCGATAGCGTGAAACGTACTCATGTTATACACTTGGTTTCCAAGCCCAACCGCTTCACCGAGATACAGATAACGATAATAGTCGTAATCGTTCTGTTTGATACGTTCGATATCTTCCAACATTTGCTCGGTCACGAAACCTAACTTATCATCAAGGTAGGTGCTTGAGTGAGCTAGGTAGTTATCATTAGTCTTGATATCCTCAAACCATTCATTAATCCAGCTATACGGGTTTCTAGGTGGGTTGTACGACCAAAAGAATTGAACAAACGGGGCTTTCTCATGTTTTTGACGCATGAATGTGACATTTGACTGGTCGAAGTCCTCTGCGTTGTTAAACTCAGCTGCTTCTTCATACCACACTGCTATGATGTTCCCGATGTCATTTGATTTCAGTTTCTGGAAGTCGTCTTGCCCGTAGAAATAGAATGTCGAACCAGTTCGCTTATGGACTATCTTAAACGGGCTTACAGTGGCTCTAAAATGATTGTCTAGACCAAATAGACTAATAGCCCATTGAACCTTATTAAACACGCTGTCACGGATTGTATTAGCTACTTTCCGAATGACTACCACGTTAGCTTTTTCACCTTGTACGATGTATTTAATCATCATATAGACTAGCTTTAGCACGATTACGGATGACTTTAAAGAGTTACGGCCACCCTTTAAAACGTTGTAAGGCTTTTGAGACTGCCAAACCGATTTAAAATTAGGATTAACGTTTTTCTGAATGTCAATCGTTGCCATCTGGGATATCCTCCCATGCATTGACAATGTTGAGGTTCATTGTGCCTTCAACACCGCTGTCAAGCTGCTCTCTTAACTTTCTGATTTCAAGTTCCAATTTCTCGGACTGTTTAGCCGTCGGATAACGCTTCATCAGTTCGCTACCGGCTTTAATAACTTCAGCAATGGACGGAGGTTTCTTTGTTTTGACAAATTGACCAGTCATAGAATTAAGCTCAACGACTTCCTCTGTCAGCTCTTGACGAAGAATTGAGGTGAAGACTTGCATAACTTCGTCTTGTTTCGCGATCTTCTTCTTCTCAAGCTCTTTCATCCGCTCTTCGATATAAGCTTTGACACCAACATTTTCCAACAATTCGTGACTTCTTGATTTAGCATATTTTTCGGAATAGCCCGCTTTTATCGCTGCACTATAAACCACTCCGGATATCAAATATTCATCCGCAAATAATTTCTGTCGTTGATTTAGCCCAATATGTCCACCTCCTTCGTTGCTAGATTTCTGTGCATAAAAAAGACAACCCACAAAGTGAGCTGTCTAGCTATAATTATCAATACTAATATTATATCGCTGTTATACCACTATATTCTCGCTTATTCTTCGCAATAATCTCCTGAAAATACCAGACATTCACCGTTTCTGTAGTTCTCGGCAAACTCTAAAATGGCTAATTCTCTCATTCGGTAGTATTCACTTTCAGAATATCCAAGGTCCATATAGACTTCAATGTTGTACTGCTTGCGATTTCTGCAATAACACTCTATCAAAATTTGGCTGTAATGCCTATCTGATAATGCGTTGATAGCTCTAACAATAGCTTGTAAGTCTTGTTCAGCGGCCACCTTGCGTGTTACCATGCTTTCGGTTTGGCTGTGAACTGTGCCATCGAATGACTTGGGTTCTAACGAGAATGAAGCTGTCACTTTAGGGGCGTATTCCAAGCCCGCTATCCGTGTTAGCATGCGATACCTTCTTAGTACCTTTATAGCTTTCTTTTTGGTTGCGGCCTTATCTACTTCCGCAAATAGATTGATACTTGCCATGACACCCCTCTTGTGTGATATAATAGTTGTATCGTGTTCAAAGAGTGCCGGCCATCGTGTCGGTCTTTTTTTGTGTCAGCTCAAGAAACATTAAGAGATTTTATATTGAAAAGATTGAGTATTTATTCTTGGGTGTTTCTCAAGCCTTTTATCACCTCCTGACTAGATCAGCAATACCGGCAAGATTGCTAATCGCTGTATTAAATGCAATTTGATATCAATAAGAAAGAGGGTTTTTCACATCCTTTTTTCTTATATTTGCCGGGTTTTTGTTGAGCAAGGTCTGTCAGCTTGCTCGGTGTCGAAAAAGTGTTCAAGCCACTAAAATCTATATCCATTTTTAGTGTATTTTTGACAGACAATGACTGGCAAAGGAGTCGAACCCTTGACAGCCTGCGATAGATAAAATCGTTATCGGAGATATTTCTCCTTTTCAAGAATAAAGTAGTAGAATTATGGAAATTTTATCCAGTTTCCGCATTGCAGGCATAAGCCTTGAAGAATCACGCCACCAGTAATGCGTTTTAGATTTTGTGAATAATAAATAAAGGAATACCTACTTTCTATGTTTTAGATTTACTGGATTTTTGTAGCATCCACGACCAGTCACGCTTCTGCTGATTTGAATGAAAAAAATAAAGGATTCCTCTTTTCCGTATATGTATTGACTGGTAATAGCTAGCAAGGGAGTCGAACCCTCATGAACCGTTCTAGCTACACGCCTAACGAATAGGCTTTATATAAGGCTTTTTTGACCGTGGTCTTATTGTGACCTATCCTGCCTTTAGTTCGATATTTAAGAACGATGCGATCAACTTCATCGTCTAATCTCTCGGTCCATTCATAGTTATTGAAAACGTAATCAACAATCTCACTGAATAGTTCTCTTGAAAGTAGCCCTTCCATTTGAATCACCTTCAACGGTGTTAGGGCGGCTTTTTCCGCATAGCACATATTAAGGGCGTTTTGGGTTCTGTTAGCATTTTTCTGGTTGCAGTCCTTGACGTCTCTAATATAGCTATTTAGGTTGTTAGGGTGTTCCTTGCGTAGTTCTTCCACTTCCTTACAAAATCGTTTGAACAGTCCCTCTGGCAGTCCTGCGTTGATTTTATCCAACACTGGGCGTGTGGTTTTTCCTCTTGTATAGTGCGTAGACAGGTAATCTTGAAGGTCGTTGAACAATCCATCAGAGATGATGCCTTCTAGCCTGTCGACAGTCGCTGGTGATATCCTCGCACGCTCCACGACTGCGGCGTTGAATGCTTGGTAAATGATGCGAGCTTGTAACTCATCGCACTGCTTGACCTCTTGGAAGAACTGCTTATAGGTGCCTTTTTTGTGAGCTTGTTTTAGCGCTGCATGTTCACTGACTAAGCGCTGATACAGCTCTGGTGTCAGCCCGGAATATTTGTAGGTTTTACTCATGAGCTTACCTCTGCCAGTTTCGGATTAGTGTAGATATTGCCGATGATCTCGACTGTGAAGATATCTGAATCCAACAAGTCGTATAGCGAAGTTTCTGGAAAACCGATTCCCTTAGAAACAAACATTGCTTTTTCTTCACTGAACGAAACAACTTCCAACCAATCGTTTACTTCAAGAATATCCCCCTCAAAGATTTCTTTGCCATTCTTATCTCTGAGTCCGGTTGATTGCATTAAAACGATGTCATCGAAATTGTAGCGGTTCGTCTGTTCGAAAAAGAGTGTCTTTACACAAATTTCGCTTTCCCCGAAATCGATAGACATAATACCATCAACTTCGTACATGGTTTTAAGATTCTTATCCCATGCTCTATATCTTGGTATCATTGCCATCACCTTTCCTAAGCCTCTACTACTGGAAAATGAATTTTTCCAACTACTAATGAGCCTACGCTATAGTAATATCCACCATTACCATCATCTGCCTCACACTCTGCCAATGCTATAGGATTTTGATTATGATAAATAGTGACTGTGTTCTTACTTTCTGATTCTCCCGAATCACTTTTTTCTGTTACTTGTTCACCAATTTTAATATCGGTGATAATAGCGTCTAGCTTGACATCTTTGAACTCCCCGCCCGCATAAGCACAACAATCACTTTCAGACATTTCAATAGTAACCCTTGTTCCATCCTCAAGTAACAGAAAATCTTTATCCCATTTCACGATACGCTTGTAGAGTAGCAACTCTTTAAGTTCTTCTAATGATCCATACCTTGCATTCTCCCAATCGGGCTCGTAGTAGTTTGGTAGTTTAATAGTTTCTGTCATCTCAACTCCCTCTCTCCTTCAAATAGTTAGGGATATCATCCCCAATATTCACGCTGTCATACTGTTCCTTGCTAACAAGGAATTTCCCGTAAGCTCCGCAATCAATAGTGTAGAGCTTACCGACCATGGACTTACCAGTCACTTTGCCGTGCAATTCCACCGCATTGTCTGCCTTATGGATTACCACTGTCTCGATAGGTCTGTTGACTACTCGCATCACTGTAATCACGTTGATTGCTAGCGAAACCATGAGCAGCACCGTAGCAATAGCTAGGTCATTATAAATCGTCTTCTTTAACAAACGTCCCATTTACCATTTTTCCTTTCCTATTCTTGATTTCCTCGTATGCAATACTTAGACACTCAGTAACATCAAGGTCTAATTGATGTGCTAGCACGATAATTGTCACCAACGTGTCACCAATAGCATCTTTAAGTGCTGCTTGCGGTTCCGTGAATTTAGTCGGTTTCAAGAGTACATCCCGAATCTCACCGACTTCTTCAGTGATGCGCATCCACTGAATCTTAGGGTCTGCTTGCTTAAGGCTGCGTTTGTCAGCCCACTCGTTGATTTTAGTAATTAGGTTTTTCATCCGTTACCTCTTTCACTTCCACGCCTGGGCAATCAAACACCCAGCCAAAGTCGTTCGCTTCTAGCTCTTTGCGGGTATGGTGTGCTCGAAATCTTTCAAGTTCTGTTTTCGATGCAAAAAACCATGTTTGAGTTTTTGCATCTCGATTGAGGTATTTACTGTATCCATCAATTCCTTTAATTCGAACCGTGTATCTTGGCCCCTTCTCTACCTCATAGCCAAACTGGTGCATGTTGACGAGGGTTTGGATTACTTCGAGTTCCTCGGACATCAACCAATTCTCAAAATCATTTGCTAAGTTTTTGTCGTAATTTTCAACAGCTTCGCAGATACATTGAAATAGTTTTATTTCAAAATCGTCCTTATGTTCCTCATACCAATCCGCCACGTACTGCGGCACCACTGGTTTCTCAAAGAACGAATCATATAGGTCTTCTGCGTAAGCTACCGAAATGCGTGCTACCTTCGATAGTTTCTGTACTGCTTCATCTTTGTTCATCATCGCTAATTTCCTCCATCCAGACAGTAGCGTCTACTGCCATGCTTAACTTTTTTCAACGCTTCAACGTGTTTCAGTGCCTTTTTCTTGTCTGTAAAATGGCACTCCTTAACGTCATCCATCGAGCGTGCTACTCGTACTATCCACCGCATTCGACTAGCTCCACTGTGTACATCCTTGAATTACGATATTTAACACCTCGTAGGCGGTGTAACTCGTTGATAGCGTCATTCTTGTTGTTAAAGATATGCTCACTGTCTGGCATATTGTCGTAATACACGATTACTTTGTATTTCATGATTCTGTTTCCTCTACTTCGTAATAATCAATCTTTGCAAAATTCTTAGGACTGATAGTTATTATTCTTTTTTCTGGCTCAATCTGCTGTAACTGAAGACATTGTATATTCCCTACTTCGAGCCATTCCAGCATGTCCAGAATGCGTTTGAGATTTTCTTTCACCGTGATGGTTTCATCCATGTATGGATTTTGCAGTCTAATATTTGTCATATTTCAATTAATTCCCTTCATTTGCTTGCATAGTTCAATCATCTTTCTTAATAATTCTTCATCCGGTAACTGCTCCAGCGTAAGAAT